GTCTTATTTATGCTCTTACTGACGGTCTTAAGAACATTGATGGTCTTGTTAAGAAGAAAGTAAAGAAAGAGGTAAAGAGAGGCTTCTCTGAACTGGAAAATAAAATCAATAGCACTAGAAGGGACTCAAGAGGCAATCTTAAGTTTGCCAGTGGTGTTGATGATGCAGAATCAATCCTAGGAAAGGGAATGAAACTCGACCTATAAAAACAATTAAATAATTCCTAATTCAAAACAACTATGGCAAGAAATTTACTAGGTAAGTTTCAAACGATGGAGTTTAGCTCTTGGAAGGGCTTAACAAAGGACAATCACCTTGGAGCAATTTTCAGAGCAGCACCTCAGAAGGCTAGTAACCTCATGGTTCAGCTTCTAGCACAGAAGAGAGGTAGAACTCTTGACACACTGCTAAGTCAGTTCCCAACTAGGGAGTTTGACACAGCTGATGAGTACACATGGGATGTTATTGGTAGTACCCGTCAGAACATTCCTCTTATTGAGGCAAGAGATGAGAATGGTACAGTAGTTACTGCTGCAAGTGGTAATATTGGTGCAGGTACTGCTCCTTTCTATCTTGTATTTGGTAAGGACTGGTTTGCAGATGGTGAGTACATCGTTGGTAATCTCAACGAGATTTATCAGTTTAGAATCCTTGGTGATGCAAGGATGGAAGGTACTAATGCTGTCTACAGAGTAGAGCTTGCTGGCGGAAATGAGGATGGTGTTCCTGCTGAGAGACTCCTTGCAGGAGAGCAGTTCAGCATTGAGGCAGCATTCGTTGAAGCTGAAATGTCAAGAGAGGTTGGTGATGTAAGGTTTGCATCTCCTGTTTCTATGAGAAACGAGTTCTCTCACATCAGAATCAAGCACAAGGTTCCAGGTAACAAGCTAAATAGAAAGCTAGCTGTTGGTGTGCCTATCATCGTTGACAACAAGAAGGGAACTACTAACATGTGGATGCACTATGTAGACTATGCTGTGGAGACACAGTTTGCTGACTACAAGAACAATGCACTTGCATTTGGTAGGTCTAACAGGAACTCAAATGGTGAGTACACAAACATTGGTAAGTCTGGTAACGTCATTAAGACTGGTGCAGGTCTGTATGAGCAGATGGAGGTAGCCAACACAATCTACTACAATGAGTTCAGTCTTAAGCTTATTGAGGAGGCTTTATATGACCTTTCTTATGGTGAGCTTGACCTGAAGAACAGAGTATTCCTAATGAGAACAGGTGAGAAGGGTGCTATCCAATTCCACAAGGAAATTCTTAAGGAGGTTAGTGGATGGTCAATGTTCACTCTCAATGGTGATGCTCTGTCTGTAGTGCAGAAGGCTGACAGTCCTCTACATCAGAATGCTCTTAAGGCTGGATTCCAGTTTGTAGAGTATATGGCTCCTAATGGTGTTACACTAAAGCTTGAGGTTGACCCATACTATGATGACCCTGTAAGAAATAAGATTCAGCACCCACTTGGTGGTCCTGCTTTCTCTTACAGATATGACATCATGGACATTGGTACAATGGACCAGCCTAACATCTTCAAGTGTACTGTTAGAAATGAGCCTGAGTACAGAGGTTATCAGTGGGGTCCATTTAGAAATCCATTCACTGGTGAGGCTAACAACCCATACGCTAGCTTCGATGAGGATGCTGCTGTTATCCACAAGTATGCAACCTTCGGTGTATGTGTTCTTGACCCAACTAGAACAATGTCTATCATCCCTGCTGTCCTACAGGGCTAATATAGGATTTACAGGTGAGGGAGGGGGTGCTTCCTTCCTTACCTTTCTTTTTATAACAACTTAAAGGAGAAGTAAAATGGCTAAAGAGAAGAATGAGCAGGTAATGCTCGATGAAGAAGCAATCAATAGTACTGAAAGAGTGCAAGTCCCTATACAGGAAACTCCAGCTGGTGCTAATGTCACCAGAGTATCAACTGAAAGAGAGAATCTCGTCAATTGCCTAAAGAATGAAAAGGTAATTGTAAGGTTCATTTCTAGGGCAAGAGGTATGATTACAGACCCAAGACATATTCTATATGGAGGTATGGC